TGCTAGTTCTTCTGACATTTCATCAGTATTTACCGTTTTGTTCGTATCTGCAAGATTTTCATAATCCTGCTTCGTTAGGTTGTTTTTAGTGATATCCCTAACATCAAATCTTAACTGATGTTCCACAGCAAAGTCTTTTAACTCCTTAAGGAAAGCATACCATTCATCCTTGCTGTCCTCGTCTATTTTGTTGACAAGATCCCTGTTGTAGTACACTTTCATGTTCTCTCCGTCTGCAAGGCTTATGCTCACACTTCCAAAAGTGTCTGCGTCTTCCTGGAATTCAAACTCAAAAAATACAGCATTGCTGGGATCTGCAGTAGCGGCGCCGTTCTCATCACCTAGTCTGATGTTGGAGAACTGTGATCTTATTTTGTTGAATAGATCTTGAGAGTTTTTTGGATTCATATAGTGTATTTATTAACCTGTGAAAGATCCAAATATCGGCATGGGAGTGATCTGTGATGTACGATCTGTCCATTTTTCGAATATTTTAGGGTCAAAGTCAGCAAGAACCTTCATCATTCTAGTCATCAGTAGACACGCACTGACGAGATCGTCGTGTTGTCCAGGTTTTGCCTTATAACTTAGACCAGTTGCAACAAAATCCTTCATTTCCGATATCAGCAGTTGCGAGTTGATCTTCATTTTGTCGTTCTCAACTAGCTCTTTGAATTTTGTACAGGCATCAATCTTGTGTTTTGCCGTGGTGTTGAATCCTCTTCTAAATTTACGCCTGTGTCCTTTCCTGATAGGTTCACTTAAGAACATGCCCATTATGTTCTCCTCGCCTATGTCCATTACCCTCATGAGTGCGGCCTCGCCAATTGTGTTGTTCTCCATTGAATAGAATATTTGCGGAGTGGCGGTTGCATCTTGTTCCATTATTGTGTCATGGATGTGTTTGTTAATGCCCTGTAATATTCTTACCTGTTGATTCATTGGTGTTTGGTTGTGATGCCATTCGCCCACTTGTTCAAAGGTTGGCAACTCAAAAACCTGAATAGCCGCAAAGTCGCCGCCTGTGCCCATACTTGGATCCAACGACACCATGTAGGTGTGTCCTGGTGTTGGTCTCTTGAACCAACGCACTTGTCCTGTTGTTTCAACTGGTGCTACGCCTTCCATATCGGCCAATACCACGCTTGAAATTAGTGTTTCATCAAAGATCAAGAATTCACATTCGTGTTCCCTTCTGAATCTTTCTTCACCTATCCTGGATCTTTCCTGCTCGGCCCATGCGTCATCCCTGTCTGGATGTTCGCTCCAGTGTGCCTTCATGGCGTAGAAGCCATTTGTGCCTACAATCTTGTCATTTCCGTACTCGTCGAATCTCTTGTTGGCCTCTTTCCAAATCATTGCGAACTGATCTTCATCACTGTTTGGCGTTGAAGTAATTAGGCATTTACCACCTGTACTTAATGTTGGTGACAGTGAAGTCCAGAACTCCTTGGCTTTCTCCGGTGGTTGCACGAACGCAAACTCATCACAATATATTAATGTAAGTGACATACCCCGTCCAGTGTTCTCAGTGGTTGTTGTTGCCATTATCTTTGATCCGTTGTCGAATTCTATACTGTTCCTGTTGTACTGTGTAACACCTGCTTTTATCCAACTGGGTAACATCTCATAGGCATAACGTACCCTCGACATGATGTCTGATGCTCCTGCGTATTTGTGTGCCGCGATTAGTATCTGTGAATCTGGTTTAAACATGGCATACCATATAAGATATCCTGATGCACAGGTTGTCTTACCTGTTTGTCTAGGTAACATAGAAACAGAAAATCTGTGATTATTATATGCCTCAATGAGTCTCTCTTGATATGGAAATGGTATGAACTTCATCTCACCTTTTGTTGGGTGTTGTATCTTCATGAATGTTTTCATAAAGAATAAAGGCCCTGTTTTTTCGTCCATACACTTTTCAAGTTGTTCGACTTGTTCTTTTGTGTATTTGTGTTTCTTGTGCGCCTTTTTTATTTGATCGCTGTCTAAAGATACATACGCCATAGTGTAGTATTTAACGCTGTGGTGCGGAGTAGAAAACTATTACTTCTTTTCTTTTTCTTCTTTGTCCTTGACGGCTTTTTTCATTGGTTCTGTTTTGTTGCCGTCTTTGTCCATGTCTAAGAAGTCAGGTTTTGCCTTAGTTTCTGAGGCTTTTTGATAGTTTTCTTTAAAACTTTCGTATTGAGCTCTTAAACTATTTGCAAGATCTTGTTCTGTGATCTTGTCTTCTGCCGCCATTGGATTGTCACCAGGAGATACAATTGGATGAGTTTTTTTCTGTCTATTTAATCCACCTGAATGTACATTCACCAAAGTGTCTACGTCTTTGGTTTCCGGCTCACCTTTGTAACCGTCTGGTGCATTGGCGAATGTTTCCGCCGCTTTTTCCTCTTCCGGTGCCTTCATCATGTCTCGCATCTTTGCCATCTGCATTGTGCCCATAGCGTCATCGTCTTGCCCATGGTCCATGTCCTGTTTAGGTTCCATGTTTGGCATGTCAGCACCCATTGGTTTGATGCCTGCCATCTGTAAGATCTGCATAAGCATGTTTGCCTCTTGTGGTGTGTCTGCAGTCATTTTGATATCTTCTTTTACTGTTTCTTTTTTCATTTCTTTTCCTTCCATTGAGTCTGGTCTGTCGTCTTCGTCATCCTCAGACCCCATGATTGAGTTGTAAAATCCTCTTAGACTTTCGCCATGCTTCTTTAGGAATTCTTCTCTTGAAAGTTTTTCTGCCTCACTGTGTAAGTAATCTTTCATTTTTCCTTCTTCAACTTTTGGATTAGTCTTTTCAACATTCTCCACAGCATCTTTGACCAACTCAGGTTTTTTCTCTGCTATTTCTTTTAACTTTTGTAATACGTCGATCATTTCCATAACTTATTTCCTTTTTGGGTCTGGGTGTGGGTTAGTTGATTTTGAAAAAGGACTAGGTGTGCCTTTCTCTTCTTTACTCATTGCATTTTCTTTTTCTTTTGGTTGTTCTTTTTGTTCTTCTCTATCTTTAAGCAATTCTTTTAAAAGGCTCATGTTTGCTTTGGTTGAGTGGAACTCCTCAGCGTTAACCTTAGGAGCATCTTGATACTCTAAATCTAGTAATTTGTTTTTGTATTCTGAATTTTTAGCAACTTGCATCTGATCTTGATATTCTTCGGATGGCTCATTTGGTTTTCGCACAACTAGGTGTGTAGATGGCACTCGTAAAATATCTGATAGGTATTCCTTCATCTCACGTGATGATGTTGGGTAATTTGTTGTCACGTCATAGATTGTAACTTCTTCGTTACTCAGAGCAGGGAAGTCCAAAGGTTGTGTCATGATAGGTGTTTTTTTACCTGCTGACATTTTAGAAACTTCAAATTTTTGTAAAGCAGTTTCCATTTTGTTTGCAAAATCGTCTGCTATTGTGCCTGCAACCTTTATTTTGTAGTCATACGACTTTGTGGCTTCTGTTAAGTAGTCTTTAAACGTGCTCATATGCAATATTTAGTCTTTTTTCAGTAGTTTCTTCATCAATTCATTACGATCAGATATGACAAATCCGTCGCTTTCTTCTATAGGACCACCATCCTTGTTGCTTTGGTCTAATTTCTGCTTTTTGAGTTGTAATTCTATCATTTTAAGTTTCTTATCTATTTTGCCGCTTTTGGCGTCAATGGCGTTCCTTAGGAAATTTCCTGCAACTTCAAATATACGTCCCGAGTATCTGGAATCAACATTCATGCCTAAATCCATGAGATTCTTGTAACTTTCTTCGGCCTCAATGGCCAGTTTGTCTAGTTCAAGGTCAGACAGTTCACCTAGTCCTTTGACCTGTGGGAGGGCCGCCGCAACCTTATCAAATTCAGCGTAAGTTTTTTGTAGGTTTTTTGCAGTCTGTGGATCTAGATTTTTTGGAGCCGTACCACCATTGGCCGTTTCCTTTAATTTCTTATCTTTTTCTTTTTTATCTACTTCTTTGAATGCTTCTTTGACATTTGGTAAATTTAAAATATCTTCAAGTTTTTTTGTCATTGTATTATTTACTTACGTTTGCCACTGTGGAATAATTGTTCTTCAGACACCACCCTAAATCTGATCTTTCTTTGCTTGGCATAGGCATTGGCCGCCTCCCACTTGGCCATGTTTATAACAACCTGTTTTTTCTTTGCCTGACTTCTACCTGCATTCTCCATTGTGGTTTGACTTTTTGGTTTGACTTCAACCATTTCGGCATGTTTTTTGCCGTTCTTATCTTGATAGACTATGAAAAAATCTGGCACATATACCGTGTATTTTCCTGTGAAAGGATGCCTGTACGGAATCTTGATTGCCTCTGACGCCCATTGATAAACGTTTGGGTGTTCATCACACAGTCTCATGAATGCGTGTTCCCAACTTGACCTGTACGTTGGGGTTCTTGTTCCAACATACTTACCTGCATTCTTGGGTGAGAACTTTCCTCTTGCAAATCTAGGCAACATTAGTCTATGATGTTTCTAGATACTGTGTCCTTCGTGTCCAATGTTTTTCTTACACCCAGTCTACTTGATTTGTATCTACTAGCATTTAGTATTATAGTCATCAGTTCAGACAGCAGTGACGGAGATGCATAGGTTAATTGGTCTAGTATCTGTTGTGGTTTGATATTATCTATTTTAGCCTGTGATAGAATAGCATATGTGACCGATTCGGCCGCTGTTCGAGAAAAATTTCTTTTGACGAAAAATGCTATTGTGCTGTCATACTCTCCCACGTTAAACTGGAAGTCCTCTTCATAGTTTGTCGTGGTCAATTTCTGGATTGTTTTTTCTAGATCGCCGGCATCCTTTGGCGGTAAATTTGTATAAAATTCTGTCATTATAAAGCCGCCTTCTCAGTTGCTATCTCTACGTCTTGTGTCTGCCTTTGAATCTTTATGTATCCTTCGGTGATCAATTTCCTGATGTCTGTTACTGCCTTTGAGCGATAAACATTTTTGACTGTGCTAGATGAACCTTCGAATTCAATATTAGATTCCGCCACTGTCAACCCTTTCCTCGAGCCGATGTCTCTGAAATACAAGCCTGCGGCAACTTCATCTTTTACGTTGTCGTCATTGTTTACTAGGTTGTACCCTTCGTCTATGCCTAAAAAATTTGTAGTGTCTAGTTCAGGGTTTACAATTACAGTGTTATCTGCTTGATTTTTATTATCTGCCGTGCCCCTTGCAGATGCAAGTGCGGTAGCAGTAACTATGGCCGCGCCAACACTGAATCGTGCAACAGGATTAGTGATCGTACCTGCCTGTTTCCCAACTTCCAACACACCTTCTTTGGCGATGCCTTTCAGTTCTTCTTTGACGTCAGCCTTCTTTATCTTTTTGGCATTATTGTATGTGTTTGATGCCGTCAGTATTGCTCCCAGTATGTTTCCTGATTGAACGTTCCTTATAACAGACCCTATACCGTCCACTACACCCCCAGGACCAAAAATACTGTTTGTACCACCACCAAGTACCGTTAGAGGACTAGGTGATTTGTCATAATTTATTGTTGCAAATCCTGGAACATTGTTTCGATTAACAATTCCTGATTTATATATTACTGTTTCATATAAAATTTGCATTGTATTATTCATTACACCTGCGCCATCTGCCTGGTCCAGATTGTCATGTGAGAATGACCCTATCACAGGATTGACTAAAGTCATTGACGTGAATCTTTGTTTGTGTAGTACAAAAATTTCTATTCCTTTTAAATATGGTTTCCTACGTTCTCTTGGAGTATCCATTCCAAATTTTGTGGTTTTTCTTTTGTCACCCCAGTCATAATAATCATCCTTGGTATTAGATATTGTGAGGTCATTGTTCATTCCTATTGAGTCTGCTATGTTATACTCATAATATTTTTTCCAAAATGCATTTACGGTGTCAGCATGATCATCGTGGAATGTAATGTTGACTGGCTCATATGCTATTCTGGTTGCGGCATACATTTTCTTATTGTATTGCACTTTCTCCTCGTAACTCATGTCGTACTTGGGCAGGTCGCACTGTTTTACCAACATATTCAATTGGAGTTTTTCATGTCGCTCAAAGCCGTTTACAAAAAGTGATTCGTCGGTGTTGAAAACAACATGAAACAGGAATTTCTGTTTCGGCATCAATCTGTGATTGTTATCTAGGTACAATCTAGATGCGTGTTGGTAGTCTTTCATACCCGGCAATCCGTCTTGAAATCCTTGTAAGAAGTTATTAATGCTTGGCATAGTGTTATTTATAGTCACAAAAAAAGCGCCTATAAAGACGCTTTTCCTGTTATAATTGCTAACTTAATCTTGTGTATTACTGTCCACCACCAGTACTCAAAGTACCAATAGTTCTTGCAACTGCTGTTCCAATACCTGTTCCTTGCGGAGTCTGTATTGCATTGTCGTATCTTACTGACAATGTAATTGTTGCAGGATCTGATGTTGCATACGCTAATGTGTTGTAGTTCACGTTTTCAATGTAAGCACCGTATAACTCGAACGTTTCTAATACGTTAGGTGCACTTGATCCGTTTCCACCATCAAGCATTTCAATTCTAGTTGTGAATTTATAATCAATACCAGATGCCGCACTTGACTGTTCAAAGAAATCAAACTGTTTCTGTATCTGTTCACCAACTAATTTAGTTACAGAGTTGTTTACGTCATCTCTCAAAGTGATCGTGATAGGATCCCAAGTGTGTTTACCTGCAACATATACTTTTGAGTTGTATACATCTAGTGTCACTTGGTCAAATGTCAAGTTAGGTCTTGTAATGTCTATGACCTGTTTTGTTAATTCTGATCTCGGTGTTGATACTCCAAAATTTTCAAGGATCGCTCTAAAACGATACTGTAATTTTGGCATCAATAAGCCTTGTGATGCTGAACTCTGATCGTTTGCTAGTGGTACTGTGAATTTTGATAAAGTTGATATTGCCATCTGTTTCTCCTATTTATTCAAAATTAGTTCCCTAACTTTGCGATTTCTCCTGTGTTTTTGATTCTTAATGGAATGTAAATGAACTCAACTGATTTAACTGGTTCAATCGCTATGTCCACGTAAAGTTCGTTTCTGTCGATCCTTGTAGGTGTGTTGTTTGTGTCATCACAAACTACTAGGAAGTCAAATAACGCTCTCTGACCAACAAGTTCTAACAAGAATGATTCAACTGCTTGTTTGATTTCGTTTCTTGTTAATTCATCGTTTGGTTCAAATATGAACGGTTTAGCGATTGCATCAAGTTGTGATCTTAGATACACTGCCAATCTTGAAACGTTTATTCTGTCTAAGGCCGAACTTGCTGATGTCTTAGTCAAGTTACCGAAGTTAACAATTCCTGCACCTGAGAAGAAAGTTATTGGGTTAACTTTTACTTCGTGCATAGAATCTCTCACTGACTCCGTAACAGATATCGTTT